GAGTGGGAGTCGTTCACCCGTACTGCGTGGCCTGAGGACTTCGGCGACAGGCTGATCGTCCCCGCGGTGCGCGGCGGCATGTCCGCTTCGCCGATCGCTTGGGATATGCGGTCGCACGCGTACCAGTTCGCGGAGGCGGCGGAGACGGCGTTCACGGAGATTCAGCAGCAGACGTTCACCCATGATGGGGACTCTGCCCTGGGTGAGCATGTGTCGAACTGTCGCGTGAATGAGTTCAAGGGACGCTGGTCGGTGAAGAAGGAGTCCCCGAAGTCCTCGAAGAAGATCGACCTGGCCGTGTGCATGATCGGCGCTAGAATGCTGTATAGACATGTGAAGAACTCGAAGGAGTGGGCGGACCTGACTGCTCCGCGAGGCGAGTGGAAGGTGTTCATGTGAGCTTCCAGAAGATGATCTCTAAGTTCGCGTCGGGCGCCTACCGACCCATCACCTATGAGGGCTACTACGAGGGGAAGCGGCGCCTTGATGCGGTGGGTATCAGCCTGCCCGCGAAGGCCCGGGTCCTGGAGATTCAGGCCCCGTTCGCTAAGATGGCCGTGGATGTGCTCACGGAGATTCTGATCCCCGACGGGTACCGCGTCGCAGACGATGACAAGCTGGGCGTGGTGGAGCTGCTGCGGAAGACGTGGCAGGCGAACGACATGGACTCCCAGTTCAACCTCGCTGCAGCGGAGGCAATTAGTGCTGGCGCCTCCTATTGGGTGATTGCGCCCCCGGATGATGAGCATGAGTTCGCGTCAATCCGCGCGGTGGATGCGAAGCACGCCCGAGTGCACATCAACTTCCGTGGCGAGGTCGTGGAGGGTGTCGTCCTATACCGGCGCGACGATGGGAACGTGGGCGCCACCTACTACACGCCTGACGGCGTGGAGTTCTACGTCAAGGGCAAGTACGACTGGAAGAGCGTCGGCCAGGGGCGTCAGGACCAGTGGGGGGCATCCATCGTCCCCATGTTCAACAGGGCGCGCCTGTCCGACAAATATGGGCGCTCCGACCTGCGTGAGCTCACCTCCGTCATCGACGCCGCCTCTAGGACGCTCACGAACCTCCAGGTGGCTCAGGAGGTCGCTTCCTCCCCGCTGCGCGCCGTCGTGGGCGATGGTGCTTCGGACATGATTTCCCAGTATCCCGAGAAGATGCAGGCGTACATGGGGAATCTGATCGCCATTCCCTCCGGCGGTGACGTGAAGCAGCTGACCGGTATGGCGCTGGACCCGTTCATCAACACGTACAGGTCCTACGCGCTCCAGCTGTCCGCCATGACCGGTATCCCGCCGTCGATGATGGGCGTCTCCTCGGATAACAACCCGACGTCCGCTGAGGCCCTGCGCGTGGCGAAGGACCGCCTGATCGCCCGCGCGGAGAACAAGCAGCGCCAGTTCAGTGATGCTCTCGAGAGGGTTGGACGGATCGTGGCGCAGGCAAATGGGATGCCCCTGGATGGGCTTGAGGCCCTGGAGGTGACGTGGCGCGACGCGGCCGCACCGTCCACTTCGGCGCAGATGGCTAACGCTCTCCAGGCCCATAGTCAGGGCATCATCGGGGATGAGACGGCCCGCGAGTTCCTTCACCTTACCCCTGAGCAGCTGCGCCGCGAGAAGGCCCGTGGCGACAAGATGGATGCCGAGGCGGGCCTGGATATGCCGGAGGCTCCGGAGGCTCCCGAGGATGTGGAGGAGGACCCTAAGAGTGAGTGAGGCCCTATTCTACAGCATCCTACGTGGCATCGTCATGCTTTTCCGGCGTCGGGCAGAGGATGCGCTCAAGGCGTTCGACGGCCTCCCTGAGCCACCCCCGGTGGAGCATGTGGGGGACCTCCTGACTCCACTCATGTGGCAGGCCAGGAAGCAGGCATGGGCTGCAGCTGCCCTGTTCCTGCGCGGCCAGGCCCGCAAGGCCGGGGTGCCTGAGTCATGGATTCCTCCCCAGCCGGGGTACTCACCGAAGACGATCGCCCGCGCCATCAGGGGTACCCAGGGGGCGTTGAAGTCCCCCGAGGGGATGAGGCGCCTGGAGCGCACCCTGGAGGGACATGTGCTGGCCGCTGCGCGCCGAACCGTCGCCGACGCAGTGGATACCGCGCCGTCCTCAATTGAGCTCATTGAGGGCGCCCTGGATGACCTGGCGAAGGACCTCGAGGAGTTCTCCGAGAATGCCCAGAAAGCGATCGTCGAGGACGTTGAGAAGGTCGAGGCCCGTCGCCGCCCGCGCATGGCTCTCGAGGAGGCGTTCGAGAAGGTCGCCGACCGGATCGAGGAGGCTGTTCGCACCCTCGATGAGGAGGATCTTGTCAAGGAGCGCCATCGCAGCATGAAGGTGTTCTCGGAGGTACCGGACAAGTACCGCCGCAACTCCAGGGGTGAGCTGATTGCCCGGCCGTTCGCTTTCGCTCGCGTTACACACCCGAACAAGAATGGCCCCTGTGGTTTCTGTGCGATGCTCGCCTCTCGCGGCCCGGTTTACAAGTCGTCGGAGTCGGCAGGTATTAGGGCTGACAGGTACCACGATCACTGTTTTTGCACGTGTACTCCGGTTTTTACCTCCAAGCACTGGGAAGGGAAGGAACAGCAGACCGAATACGAACGTGTGTACAATGAGGTTGTGCGCGACCAGGACCTTCACGGCGTGGATGCTCGTCGCGCAATGGACAAGTACTTCCGGGAGAAGCAGAAGGAGCGTAAATGAGCGACACCCCCGCGCCTGAGCCCTCCGTCGTTGAAGAGACTGACGGACCTATCTCAACCACCGACTACCCCATCGAGCACCCCGAGGAGGCCTCCAATGAGACTCCTGCGAAGGACGAGGAGACTCCTGCGGAGGAGGCGCCGAAGGATGATGAGGAGACTCATTCGGATGAGGTGAGTGAGCTGCGCGCCCAGCTGGCCGCACTCACCGAGAAGCTCGAGGCGAAGGAGGCCGCCGAGCGTGCCGCCGCCGAGCTCTCCGAGAAGGAGGGCCTCCTCTCCAAGGCCAACATTCCGGCCCGCTTCGCTTCATTCCTCACCGGAGACAAAGACTCGTGGCAGGAGCAGGTAGACGCCCTCGCCACGCTGCGCGAGCAGGCAGACGCCGCGCCCGCGCCGTCAGTCCCCCGCGACCCTGCGGTGGATGCAGACCTTGAGACCGAGGATGACGGCCTGAGTGAGGCGCTCGGGTTCTTCGGCCTCGCAGACCAGTAAGGAGGGCATATGCCTGCACCCGCGTACAACCCCGACAACGAAACCAAGATCGAGACAGTATCCAAGATTCTCGGCACTAACGCCGGGAATGAGGCCGCGTTTCCCAAGACCGTCGTAAAGGGCATCTGGGACAACGCCATGAAGGGCTCTGTCGTTCAGGGCCTCGCCGGTAGCGTCCCGGTCTCCATCAACGGTACCGCCATCCCGATCCCTGTCGGCCAGCCCACCGCTGGCATCGTTCAGGAGGGCGGCCTTAAGCCGGTCGCTACCCTGTCCAGCAAGGTCAAGACGGTCACCCCGGTCAAGGCTGCCGTGATGATCCTCTACTCGGAGGAGACCGCTAAGGCTGACCCGCTGGGCGAGTACTCTCGCATCCAGCGTGCCCTCGGTGAGGCCATTGCTCGCGCCATCGACACCGCCGTCATCCACGGCATCGACGCGAACACCGGTACCGCCATCACCGGCAAGGAGGCCCTGACCTCCACCACGAAGGTGCAGGAGCTCGACCTGGCCTCCACCGCCACCGGCTACTTCACCAAGCAGCTGTCCGCCGCCTACGACAAGGTTGTGCTGGACGACGCGGATGAGGCCGAGTTCGGGTTCGACCACTTCCTCCTCGCCCCGAAGTTCCGCAGCAACCTGGTGAACGCCCTGGACGCTCAGGGTCGCCCGCTCTACCAGCAGGCCCCCGACATCACCGCGAAGTTCGGTACCGTCCTGGGTGTCCCGGCCACCTACTCTCGCGCTGTCTCCGGCTACGAGAGGGCCAAGACCCCGGCCGCGAAGCTCCTCGGTATCGGCGGGGCCTTCCAAGACGCCCCGCCGTGCCCCGTGTTGTGGCGCCAGCCCACACCCTGAG